ATGCTGGAACAAATGGGCATTGCCGCGAAGCAAGCCTCGTATAAATTAGCGCAACTCTCCAGCCGCGAAAAAAATCGCGTGCTGGAAAAAATCGCCGATGAACTGGAAGCACAAAGCGAAATCATCCTCAACGCTAACGCCCAGGATGTTGCTGACGCGCGAGCCAATGGCCTTAGCGAAGCGATGCTTGACCGTCTGGCACTGACGCCCGCACGGCTGAAAGGCATTGCCGACGATGTACGTCAGGTGTGCAACCTCGCCGATCCGGTGGGGCAGGTAATCGATGGCGGCGTACTGGACAGCGGCCTGCGTCTTGAGCGTCGTCGCGTACCGCTGGGGGTTATTGGCGTGATTTATGAAGCGCGCCCGAACGTGACGGTTGATGTCGCTTCGCTGTGCCTGAAAACCGGTAATGCGGTGATCCTGCGCGGTGGCAAAGAAACGTGTCGCACTAACGCTGCAACGGTGGCGGTGATTCAGGACGCCCTGAAATCCTGCGGCTTACCGGCGGGTGCCGTGCAGGCGATTGATAATCCTGACCGTGCGCTGGTCAGTGAAATGCTGCGTATGGATAAATACATCGACATGCTGATCCCGCGTGGTGGCGCTGGTTTGCATAAACTGTGCCGTGAACAGTCGACAATCCCGGTGATCACAGGTGGTATAGGCGTATGCCATATTTACGTTGATGAAAGTGTAGAGATCGCTGAAGCATTAAAAGTGATCGTCAACGCGAAAACTCAGCGTCCGAGCACATGTAATACGGTTGAAACGTTGCTGGTGAATAAAAACATCGCCGATAGCTTCCTGCCCGCATTAAGCAAACAAATGGCGGAAAGCGGCGTGACATTACACGCAGATGCAGCTGCACTGGCGCAGTTGCAGGCAGGCCCTGCGAAGGTGGTTGCTGTTAAAGCCGAAGAGTATGACGATGAGTTTCTGTCATTAGATTTGAACGTCAAAATCGTCAGCGATCTTGACGATGCCATCGCCCATATTCGTGAACACGGCACACAACACTCCGATGCGATCCTGACCCGCGATATGCGCAACGCCCAGCGTTTTGTTAACGAAGTGGATTCGTCCGCTGTTTACGTTAACGCCTCTACGCGTTTTACCGACGGCGGCCAGTTTGGTCTGGGTGCGGAAGTGGCGGTAAGCACACAAAAACTCCACGCGCGTGGCCCAATGGGGCTGGAAGCACTGACCACTTACAAGTGGATCGGCATTGGTGATTACACCATTCGTGCGTAAATAAAACCGGGTGATGCAAAAGTAGCCATTTGATTCACAAGGCCATTGACGCATCGCCCGGTTAGTTTTAACCTTGTCCACCGTGATTCACGTTCGTGAACATGTCCTTTCAGGGCCGATATAGCTCAGTTGGTAGAGCAGCGCATTCGTAATGCGAAGGTCGTAGGTTCGACTCCTATTATCGGCACCATTAAAATCAATAAGTTACACATCATTAGTACCTTCCTTATTTTTTGACTGGGACAAATTTGGGACCGATGGGTTCAGGATCGAGTCTATTTGCCGTGCGTGTTCGGTAAGGTGATTAGGTGCAAGGTGAGCATATCGACGAACCATTTCGATAGACTCCCAGCCTCCCATTTCCTGTAACACTGACAACGGGACTCCGGCTTGAACCAGCCAACTTGCCCAGGTGTGTCTCAAGTCGTGAAATCTGAAATCATCAATACCAGCCCGTCTCAGCGCCGCTTTCCAGGCTGTGTTTGCGTCATACCGCATCTTCCTTACTGTTGGCGCTTTCGTTCCGTCTGGTTTGGTACAGCTTTCCTTGTACACAAATACCCAACGGTGATGATTCCCGATTTGTTTTTTCAATACGCGACATGCAGTATCATTCAGCGCAACGCCAATTGCGCGGTTTGATTTACTCTCTTCCGGGTTTATCCATGCCACCCGGCGCTGCATATCTATTTGTTGCCATTCAAGGTTGATGATGTTCGAGCGTCTTAAGCCTGTTGCCAGTGCAAATTCAACAACAGACTTTAATGGCTCCGGACATTCATCAATCAGCCTTTGTGCTTCATGGGGCTCCAGCCAGCGGATCCGTTTATTCTTTGGTTGAGGCACTTTAATAATTGGTGCCTTATCCAGCATTTTCCATTCACGCTCTGCGGCTCTTAGTAGGGCCTTTATAAATGAAAGATGCGTAGCCTTCGTTGCAACGGACGCTGGTTTTGGCGTGTATTCTGGAACAGGTTTCCCTTTTTTTCTGCATGCTTCTGCCCTGAGTTTCCAGTTTTCCTCATGACGCCGGTTCGTCATTTTCTGCATTGCTGAATAAATTTTTGATTCAGTAATGTCTCTTAGTTGCATTCCTGCGAAATGTTGAAGCCAGAATCCGATCCGGCTTTTGTCATCGTCCAGTGATTTTTTATGTGCTTTCTCTTCAAGCCACCTGACACAAGCTTCCTCGAACGTTATATCAGGTATTTCACCAAGTTTGCTGACCCGCCATGCTTCAGCCTTTAGCTTGTCATGGAGTTCTGTCGCCTGCCTTTTGTCCTTTGTTCCAAGAGACTGTTTAAATCTTTTACCGTTCGGCAATGTGAAACTGGCGTACCATATTTCACCTCTGCGGAAGAGTGACATTTTCTTTCCTCTGTTATGCCATCACCCGCGCTCACCTGGACAGTATGCAGCGGAGACTGAAGAGCCGCAATGCAGGCTTGTCGTGTTGTGAGGTAAGGAGATTTATTCTTAGTGGGATCTTTGCGTGTTGCCTGAAGACGCCCTGTGCGTATCCAGTTAATGGCAGTCGGTCTGGATATCTTGAGAAAATGACAGGCCTCATCGAGTGTGAGGCTGTATGGCTCCATTATTTCACCTCTTGTTGTGACATTGTTGAAAAATGGATACCAGCTCGTTGCTGCCAGACGATCCAACCGAGAGTCATATCCCATGCCATGTATTCGTTATCGCCGTTTTTTGCTCTCCGACGATCTACTAAGTCACCGAAACGCTTTTCCATGAATAATTCATAAGCTTCGCGTTCATCTGGTTCTACTTCCAGAGATAGGAGTGCGATTTCATAAGCACGGCGCTCAATATCGTCTCGCACGTCAAGGCTGCTGATACGCTCTTTAATTTCTTTAATCAGTTCTTTGTCGGTAAAAGTGGTCATTATGCTCCAGCCTCCGGTGCTTTTGGCATTACTGCCCAGTGAGTGATATTGACGTTTTCAAGGTCCCCGACCTGAAATGTCCACTGCCATTCTCCGGTTTCTTTTTGTCCCCAGGTGTACCAGAGAGAACGCCAGCCAATTAGCCAGCCTTCTCCGTTAGCATCGAATAACAAAACACTTTCATTTGCTGGTGGCAGTTCAGTTGACACTGGTATTACTTTGTTTTCCTGTGCTGCACATTTAGCTTCAAGCGCATCGAATTTACGCACCAGGTATTCAGCATCCGTTTCATTCACTTTCAGATCTCGCGGTACACATCTCCCACGAAGAAACCCTTCCATTTCGAAAACATTCATGCGCATTTGCGTAACTCCGATAATTCGTTAAAGCGTTCCATAAACATCCCGTAGGCATGGCCTGGAGCCAGTGGAATCACGTTGAACATCTCTGTTGCCGGGATACCTTCCAGCACAGGCCAGAAAGAGCCATCATCAAGCCCGAGATCGCGGCGTTCGGTTGCCAGCATAATGAGATCGGCATATTTCACTGGCGTGCTCATAACAGGAGGTAACCCGTATTTCTCACGGATTACGGCGTCTATTTTTTCTTCCATCCGTTTATAGTCAGGAAGAAGTCGTTTCAGTGGTGCGGGGATGTCCTGGCAATATGCTTCTGTTGCATCATGCATTAAAGCTTCAAAAGCAAATTCCTGCGGCACCAGCTGGCTGCAAAGCACCGCATGTTGGGCGACACTGTAGAAGTGTGAAAGATGTCCTGCAAAGCGACAGATATTTGAAAGGGAAACCGCGATATCGTTAATAACGATGTCGTCTTTATTTATCCTGTCATAATAAAAATGCTTCCCGGAAAAAGTTTTAATAAATGACATTTTGTTCTCCACGTATATGCGCTGCACCGCGCTGAATTCCGGTAAAAGGAAGCCCTCACCGTCCGGCGATTATTGAGTCAATTACATTTCCATAAATGCCCCCGTAGGGGCGGTTAGTTTCTCCACAAAACAGAGAAGAACACCTGCGGTGGCAGCCGCCCGGATGGATTGGGTTATGAGCCCGTCGTCCGGTGATGCTCTTCTCTGTTTTGTAAAAAGGACGGTACCAGCCGGAAGCAAGGGTACAAGCTGGTACCGCCAAGACTACACACAGCATAAAGTTGTGGTGCCGGGTGCCTCCCGGTGCCTGGCGAAGGTTGCACACCAGGCGGGTGGGTATCCACAGAAGGTCGACTGTCAGCCTCAACCTTAACCCGCGTGCGCTGAGCCGCATTCACCACAACGCTAAGGATTCTCTCTGGTTGAAAATACTTAGCTGTTATGTGCCTGCTTTTAGCCACATCAGGCGAGGTGGACCTAGTTATTCCCCAACAACAAGGATTCGGTTAATCTGGTTATCCCCAACAACGCAAAAGGAAAAGAAATGTCCGGTAATATCTATACGCTGTACAAATCCCACTGTGAAAATGTTGGAAAGTATCGGGGCATTGAAATCAGTGGGGTAGTGTCATCAGTCGAAATAAGCAAAGTTGAATCAAGGGCAACATTACTTACTCTTTTGGACCTTGTCTTACATGAGCACCGGAAGAAATTCGGCACTCCCTATAATCAGTTGAATGGGAAAAAGGCTCTGGTTCACCTTATTCTGATGAAGCATCACTGGATGCCAAAACAGATTAATGAGATGAAATTTGATGAACTTCTTCTTTCAATTCAGGATGAACTCACACTTGATAAAATAAGCGTAACCGCCCAGAAATTTTTAGATTATCGAGACTGGAGATCACAAATTCATCACTTTGATGATTTTGACGAAAATGAATGGGATCCTAATTTGTCTGCACAATATCTAAAGTAACATCCTGTGATAAAACCGTGATTTCCTGATCCAGTTTTTTTAAGGAGTCTATTGTTTCCTGTCGATAAGACAGCACTTCACGAAGCTGGTTTATAGCTGCCAGCTTCTTTGTCATCCACTCATAAATTTCCTCATCTGTGTAGCCAGGCGCGACGATTTTGGGTTCTGTTTTGTGCATTTCACATCTCCTCAAGTTATCAGTTACTTGTTGATGGGGACCAGATTGTTAAAGAGCTAAGCGTCCTGTAGGGCGCTTTTTTGTTGCTAACGAATCATCCTGGACTTCATATGCCCCAGGCGGCTACTTCGTGGGCGTCCTGCCTGTTCGTTGTTTCGCTTGGGTACATTATGTATCTTAAAGGTACATTGTCAAGTATAAAAAAACCTGCCGAAGCAGGTTCATAAACATTGATTAGGCTTTGATTTTGTATCTTCTTGGTTTTCCTGAGAAAATCACTGTACCAATTATAGAGCAATTACCGTTGATCTTAATGTAAGGCTCAGGCCAGTTTGGGTTTAACGCTTTGAGATAACGCTGTGTCCCATCTTCTATCAACCTTTTGAAGGTGGTTTCACCTGTATCGTGCATCAATGCAATAACGTCGTCACCGTGGCAGGCAGGTACTTCAGGATCGACAAAAATCATGTCTCCCGGGCGGTACTCATCAATCATTGAATCACCTATCACCCGCAAGATATAAGTCATTTCCCCACAGGGTACAGGGCAGGGATACGTTTCTGCTGTGCTCAAATCAACCTCAGAATATCCAACTTCTTTCCATGCTCCGGCCTGTACCCATGATATGACAGGGACTAATGTGATTTGTTTATTAGTGATTGAAACATCAGGTTTTTTTGTGATGTTCGTTGTCTGGTGTTCTTGATCGAGCCATCCGACAGGCAGGTCGAAACATTTTTCGATGTGTCGTGCCATGCTGTCACCGATATTTTTAGTAGCACCATCTCCCATAAACCTGCTGGTCTGGGTTGGCTCGCGATCAATCATAGTGGCAAAGGAAGAATTCCCGCCAACACCATCTCTCAGTTTTCTGGCGTTAGACCGCCGGATGTCATGGATTGTTTTCATAACGAAATTAAAACCCTTGTACCGTTAAGGTACAAGTATCTTGAAGGTTCATTTCAATCATGTAATATGTACACCGGAGGTACATATTGTATGAAAGCGTATTGGGACTCTTTAACCAAAGAACAGCAGGGCGAGTTGGCCGGAAAAGTTGGCTCAACACCTGGCTACTTACGGCTGGTTTTCAATGGCTATAAAAAAGCCAGTTTTGTGCTGGCTAAAAAACTTGAGCAATGCACGTCAGGTGCAATTACGAAATCTGACTTAAGACCGGATATCTATCCGAAAGATTAGCAGAACACTTTCAATTTTTAACCACAGAACGATGAGGCTAATCGTGGGTAAGCATCACTGGAAAATAGAAAAACAGCCTGAGTGGTACGTGAAAGCTGTCAGAAAAACTATCGCGGCGTTGCCGGGTGGTTACGCTGAAGCGGCTGACTGGCTCGATGTAACAGAAAACGCTTTATTCAACCGCCTTCGTGCAGATGGCGATCAGATTTTCCCGCTGGGATGGGCAATGGTTTTACAGCGTGCTGGTGGCACTCACTTCATTGCTGATGCTGTGGCGCAGTCTGCAAATGGCGTCTTTGTGTCTCTTCCTGACGTCGAGGATGTGGACAACGCCGATATCAACCAACGCCTGCTGGAGGTCATTGAACAGATCGGCAGTTATTCAAAACAGATTCGTTCAGCAATTGAAGACGGTGTAGTGGAACCGCATGAGAAGACAGCAATTAACGACGAGTTGTACCTCTCAATTTCGAAGCTGCAGGAGCATGCAGCACTGGTCTACAAAATTTTTTGCATTTCAGAAAGTAATGACGCCCGCGAGTGTGCAGCTCCGGGCGCCGTGGCGTGTCGTGACTGTGGAGAAACTAACGCATGAACAGTTTAACAACACACTACCGTCGCTCGCAACTGATTGCGCTTCCTGTACCGGGTGGAAAAGCGAAGGTGGAGTATTGCTATGCAGTGAATGTACCAGGTGACAGGGAAATTGTAACCCACAGCTTTGCAGAGTGGGCTGTGGGGGATTTCAACCGGCAGAAGGAGGCAGTCCTTTGCGACAAGTTAACCGCTGGTTCAAAGATCACTACGGAGTGCCCGTCAGAGTCATTCGTTGGGAGCCGGAAACACAACGGGTTATCTACCTCCGTGAAGGCTATGAGCATGAGTGCTTCAGCCCGCTCGAACAGTTTCGTCGTAAATTCAGGGAAATAGAGGTCGGTCATGAGCACTAAATTAACCGGCTATGTATGGGATGGTTGCGCAGCGTCAGGCATGAAATTATCCAGCGTGGCAATTATGGCCCGCCTGGCTGATTTCAGTAATGACGAAGGTGTGTGCTGGCCATCAATTGAAACCATTGCCCGCCAGATTGGCGCGGGGATGAGTACCGTCAGAACGGCTATCGCACGGCTGGAAGCAGAAGGCTGGTTAACGCGTAAGGCGCGTCGCCAGGGTAACCGCAATGCGTCGAATGTTTATCAGCTTAACGTTGCGAAGCTTCAGGCAGCGGCATTTTCTCAACTGTCAGATTCTGACCCGTCAAAATCTGACGTATCAAAATCTGACCCGTCAAAATTTGATGCGTCGAAATCTGGCAAAAAAGCGGGTTTTCACCCGTCAGAATCTGGCGGGGATCCGTCAGTAAAATCAAAACATGATCCGTCAGATAAAAAACCTTCTCGTCCGGACGCTTCGCAACCGGACACGCAGACGGCTGAACAGGATTTTTTAACTCGCCATCCTGATGCGGTTGTATTCAGCCCTAAAAAGCGCCAGTGGGGAACGCAGGATGATTTGACCTGCGCACAGTGGCTCTGGAAAAAAATCATTGCCCTGTACGAGCAGGCCGCCGAATGTGACGGCGAGGTGGTTCGTCCCAAAGAACCGAACTGGACAGCATGGGCAAACGAAATTCGCCTGATGTGTGTGCAGGATGGTCGTACTCACAAACAAATCTGCGAGATGTACAGCCGCGTCAGCCGCGATCCGTTCTGGTGCCGTAACGTGCTCAGCCCGTCGAAGTTGCGGGAAAAATGGGATGAGCTTTCCCTGCGCTTATCGCCGTCCGTCAGCACGCACACAGAAAAACGTGAAGAGCGGTGCTTACGGAAAAGCAGCAAGCGCGCTGTATCGGGTGATGAATGGTATCTGTCAGGGAATTACGTGGGGGCTTAATGACGACGTTAACTCAGTGTCAGCAGCAGGTGCTGGATATGCTGATTTCTTATCAGAAAGAACGTGGCTTCCCGCCAACCAATCAGGAGGTGGCAACCATGCTGGGATAACCCATGCGACTGATGCTGCAGGCTCAGCGCGTGCAGCCAGCACGTCAGCCGGACAGGCCGCGACGTCGGCTCAGGAGGCGTCTTCCAGCGCAGGAACGGCATCAACAAAGGCCACTGAAGCATCAAAAAGTGCTGCCGCTGCAGAGTCCTCAAAAAGCGCGGCGGCCACCAGTGCCGGTGCGGCGAAAACGTCAGAAACGAATGCCGCAGCGTCACAACAATCAGCAGCCACTTCTGCATCCACTGCGACGACGAAAGCGTCAGAAGCCGCCACTTCAGCCCGGGATGCGGCGGCCTCCAAAGAGGCGGCAAAATCATCAGAAACGAACGCCTCCACAAGCGCCAGCAGTGCAGCCTCCTCGGCAACGGCGGCAGGAAATTCCGTGAAGGCGGCAAAAACGTCCGAGACGAATGCTAAGTCTTCTGAAACGGCAGCGGAACAGAGCGCCTCAGCTGCGGCAGACTCTGAGACAGCAGCTGCATCATCGGCCCGTGAGGCGTCCATTAAGGCAGAGGAGGCAGCAGTCAGTGCCACCGCCGCCGGAAAATCGGCAGAAAGCGCCGCATCATCCGCTTCAACAGCCACAACGAAGGCTGGCGAAGCCACTGAACAGGCCAGCGCAGCAGCGAGGTCTGCTTCCGCAGCGAAGACATCCGAAACGAACGCGAAAGCGTCGGAAACCAGCGCAGAATCCTCAAAAACGGCTGCCGCATCGTCCGCCAGTTCGGCGGCGTCATCGGCATCATCGGCGTCTGCTTCAAAAGATGAGGCGACCAGACAGGCGTCAGCAGCGAGGGGCAGCGCCACGACGGCATCCACGAAGGCGACAGAGGCTGCTGGCAGTGCGGCAGCGGCAGCACAGAGCAAAAGTACGGCAGAATCCGCAGCAACGCGCGCCGAGACAGCAGCAAAACGGGCAGAGGATATTGCATCCGCCGTGGCGCTTGAGGATGCGAGCACGACGAAAAAGGGGATAGTACAGCTCAGTAGTGCGACCAACAGCACTTCCGAGTCACTGGCGGCAACACCAAAAGCCGTTAAGGCCGCGTATGACCTGGCTAACGGGAAATACACCGCACAGGATGCAACGACAGCACAGAAAGGGATAATCCAGCTAAGCAGCGCGACCAACAGCACGTCTGAAACGCTTGCCGCGACACCAAAGGCAGTAAAAGCAGCCAATGACAATGCTGAGAAACGTCTGCAGAAAGATCAGAACGGTGCGGATATCCCTGGCAAAGATACCTTTACGAAAAATATTGGTGCCTGCCGTGCCTTCGGTGGGTCAGTAAGCACAACAACAGGAAACTGGACGACTGCACAGTTTATCGAGTGGCTGGATTCTCAGGGAGCATTTAACCATCCATACTGGATGTGCAAGGGTTCCTGGTCTTATGGCAATAATAAAATCATTACTGATACTGACTGCGGTAATATTCATCTCGCCGGAGCTGTCATTGAAGTAATGGGGATAAAGTCAGCGATGACGATCCGCATTACCACACCGACCACCTCCACTGGTGGTGGAACAACTAACGCCCAGTTTACCTATATTAATCACGGAACAGATTATTCACCTGGCTGGCGAAGGGACTATAACTCCAGAAATAAGCCAACGGCATCAGAGATCGGGGCGTTACCGTCAGGTGGAACAGCAGTATCATCAGTTAATCTGGCTTCAAAAGGTCGGGTAACCGCGCTGACAGACAATACGCAGGGGGCAGCAGGTCTTGAGTTATACGAGGTGTATAACAACGGATATCCAACAGCGTATGGAAATATCATTCACCTGAAAGGGATGACAGCCGTTGGCGAAGGTGAGTTACTCATCGGCTGGAGTGGTACAAGCGGTGCTCATGCTCCGGCATTTATTCGTTCACGACGGGATACGACCGACGCAAACTGGTCGCCGTGGGCGCAGCTTTACACCTCGGCTCATCCTCCTGCAGAGTTTTATCCAGTCGGTGCACCAATCCCGTGGCCATCAGATACCGTTCCGTCTGGCTATGCCCTGATGCAGGGGCAGACTTTTGACAAATCTGCATACCCGAAACTTGCAGTTGCTTATCCGTCAGGCGTGATCCCTGATATGCGTGGCTGGACGATTAAGGGCAAGCCCGCCAGTGGTCGGGCCGTATTATCTCAGGAACAGGACGGCATTAAATCGCACACCCACAGCGCCAGCGCATCCAGTACGGATTTGGGGACGAAAACCACATCGTCGTTTGATTACGGAACCAAATCCACGAATAACACCGGGGCGCATACCCATAGTATTAGCGGGACCGCAAATAGTGCCGGTGCGCACCAACACAAGAGTTCCGGTGCATTTGGTGGCACGAACACGAGCATTTTCCCTAATGGTTATACCGCGATTTCAAATCTAAGCGCGGGGATTATGAGCACAACAAGCGGTAGTGGCCAGACTCGTAATGCAGGGAAGACATCATCAGATGGTGCTCATACCCACTCGCTGTCCGGCACTGCTGCAAGCGCAGGCGCACATGCACATACTGTCGGTATTGGTGCTCATACGCACTCCGTTGCGATTGGTTCACATGGACACACCATCACCGTTAACGCTGCTGGTAACGCGGAAAACACCGTCAAAAACATCGCATTTAACTATATTGTGAGGCTTGCATAATGGCATTCAGAATGAGTGAACAACCACGGACCATAAAAATTTATAATCTGCTGGCCGGAACTAATGAATTTATTGGTGAAGGTGATGCATATATTCCGCCTCATACAGGTCTGCCAGCAAACAGTACCGATATTGCACCGCCAGATATTCCGGCTGGCTTCGTGGCTGTTTTCAACAGTGATGAGTCATCGTGGCATCTCGTTGAAGATCATCGGGGTAAAACGGTTTATGACGTGGCTTCCGGCGACGCGTTATTTATTTCTGAACTCGGTCCGTTACCGGAAAATGTTACCTGGTTATCGCCGGAAGGGGAGTTTCAGAAGTGGAACGGCACAGCCTGGGTGAAGGATACGGAAGCAGAAAAACTGTTCCGGATCCGGGAGGCGGAAGAAACAAAAAACAACCTGATGCAGGTAGCCAGTGAGCATATTGCGCCGCTTCAGGATGCTGCAGATCTGGAAATTGCAACGGAGGAAGAAACCTCGTTGCTGGAAGCCTGGAAGAAGTATCGGGTGTTGCTGAACCGTGTTGATACATCAACTGCACCTGATATTGAGTGGCCAGAAGAACCAGACACCGTGTAAGCAAAAAAGAAAAACCGCAGACACGACGTATGCATGACGTGCTGCGGTTTATGCTTATCACTTAAAGACTCAAAAATTAGGTGAGTAACGGACCGGGGACATAGCTCCTTTTTTTCTTAATTCATCTGGTATTTTTTTCCAAGATAAAGATTTGCTATTTCAGGTGGGGCTTCTCGACCTTCAAAACCATAGCGCGAACTTTGTGTTGCCTCAAAGTCAGGATCCTCGTCCCAGTATTTCAACGAAGGGAAATTTTCACGTGTTGATTTGAGCCATTTATCAGCAATGAAAACCCCTCGAACGATCCCCCTTACAGTAGCAAGAATGATTTCTGCTTGGCTGGCGCGAGAGACATTAATGCGCCAGCTAAATCGAACCGCATCATAAAGCTCTGAATCCTTTGCACTTCTGTTAACGGATATCATTAATGCTTTATGATGAAATGTTATGGTTTCGGGCTGATATGTTGCTATCAACTCTTTGACATGCGCGGCGCCGAATTCATTGCTGCCAGCACCATTCATGATATTCGTTAACCCAGGGTAGGCATCAATAAGTGCTGCTTCAACTTCGTACGCCGTCTTTTCATCAGTCATTCCGTGTCGATGGATGACATGGATAACTTCAAGTCCTGCTAACCTTATTTCTCTAATTTGCTTTAGCTTGTTGCTCAGTAACTCGTCATCATCAGTCGCTGCCACTTCACCGCGCATATGAGCAAATACGCGGTTACCTTTGCCTTTCCCTACATAGAAGGTGCTTCCGTCCCTCGGATCAATCAATCGATAAACATACCAGCCAAGGTGTTCAATTACTCCAGAAGGAAACTCAGTAATATCCATTTTGCAATATCTAGGAATTATTTGTGAGACGTATATTAATGAACATTGCAAGGGTTCACAACCAGTAGTATTGAGAAAACCATCGGAGAAATGAGGCTAATCCTTTGAATTCACATAGTATAAAAAAGATACTTTTCCTCATAATGTGAGCTAATTTTATGTTTCGTTTGATGATTGGACCGGTCTCGAAAACCGTAGGCACGTAGTATGCGTTAATTTATGAACAAACTACTTGTCTGCTGTTTTTCTGTCATTAGTCGTATATAGAATGATTCTCTATGCCTAACAAAGCATCACCAGTGCTAGATTACGTTGTAGTCACTGTTTAAATATCCAGATAAAATATTTCCTTCTGGGTTGAATGAGTGATAGAGTTTCACCCATTAGACCCGTTGGAGGAATTATGTCTGAATTTGAAGTGTTGGCACAGCATCTGCTGAAGGAAGCCGAGGCGGAAGAAAAGCTGCGACAGGAAAATGATAAAAAGCTTATCGAGAAAGTGCTGGAAATCTATGATCAGAAGTATGTAGCTGAATTACTGAGAAAAGTCGGAAAAAATGAGTGGAGCCGTGAAACCATTAACCGCTGGATTAATGGCAAGTGTTTACCAAAATCGTTGACTTCAGTAGAAGAGTCTCTTCTGCGTAAGATGCTACCAGAACCACCTGCAAACCATCCGGAATATGCTTTCCGCTTCATTGACTTATTTGCTGGAATTGGAGGGATACGGAAAGGTTTTGAGGCCATTGGAGGCCAGTGTGTTTTTACCAGTGAATGGAATAAAGATGCTGTGCGTACATACAAGGCCAACTGGTTTAACGATGAACAGGTGCATAAATTCAATCTCGATATTCGGGAAGTCACGCTGAGTGATAAAACCGATGTATTGGAAACGGATGCTTATGCATATATTGATGAGCATGTGCCGGATCATGATGTGCTTCTTGCGGGGTTCCCGTGCCAGCCATTTAGCCTTGCTGGTGTTAGTAAGAAAAACTCACTTGGTCGTGCGCATGGTTTTGAATGTGAAGCACAAGGAACACTTTTTTTTGACGTGGCACGTATTATACGAGCAAAAAAACCGGCAATTTTTGTGCTGGAAAATGTCAAAAATCTGAAGAGCCATGATAAGGGTAAAACTTTCAAAGTCATTATGGAGACCCTTGACGAGCTGGGCTACGAAGTTGCCGATGCTGCAGAAATGGGAAAAAACGATCCAAAGATTATCGATGGGAAGCATTTTTTGCCTCAGCATCGTGAACGCATTGTTCTGGTCGGATTTAGACGAGATCTGAATATTCACAAGGGGTTTACCTTGCGTGATATCAGTCGTTTTTATCCGGAACACCGCCCATCATTTGGTGAATTGCTGGAGCCTGTAGTCGACAGTAAATATATACTTACGCCAAAACTATGGGAGTACCTTTATAACTACGCCAAAAAGCATGCAGCCAAGGGGAATGGTTTTGGCTTTGGGTTGGTCAATCCTGAGAATAAGGAAAGCATTGCACGCACACTTTCTGCCAGATATCACAAAGACGGATCAGAAATTCTTATTGATCGTGGTTGGGATATGGCAACGGGAGAGGCTGACTTTATGAATGAGAGTAACCAGGCTCGTCGACCACGCAGGCTGACTCCCCGAGAGTGCGCACGCCTTATGGGGTTTGAAAAACCTGGAGGGAAACCATTCCGTATTCCGGTTTCAGATACTCAGTCATATCGGCAGTTCGGTAACTCCGTTGTGGTGCCAGTATTTGAAGCCGTTGCCAGACTTCTGGAACCCTATATCCTCAAAGCTGTTTCTGCTGATGCTGGTAAGACTGGGCAGCCTTGAGAACACCTCCCGGCCTTTTAAGCCGGGAGTCAGCCTATGATAGTTCAGCGTAAAGTTCTATCAGCTCAGTAATGAATGCTCCGAGCGTTATTAATTCTTCTCTAACTGCTTCTGGGTATTTTTTATGTAAAGTTGATGGTACAACGAGTCTGACACCCGCATCTTTCATTTCTCGGTATTGTGCTGAAGAAACACCTTCTTGCAGCGTAAATAAATGTACCTGATGGATTTTATCTGCTTCATTCAGTATCTGACGCCAGCGATCTTTGCAGGTGGTCTTTACTGCCAGCATACGTAAGTTTTCTACAGGAAATTCAACGTCATGATATGCCTCTGCTGAAGGAAACAGGAAATCTGGTTTTTTATTACCTTCAGTAACTGCCTGAGTGGAGAAATGTCGTAGTCCGTGCTCGATAAAAAGCTTCTCTAGGTGAAGTTCAAGTGATTTACCTGCCCTTGATTTACGTCGATTACTGACAGAGTTGGCTAATGCAATAAACTCATCTACAGAATTGAATCCTTTCTTAATAATATCAAGAACATGTAATTCCTCGACGAGTAGAAAAATATCATACTCGACACGCCGACGGTCAATCAGTTGCTCATCTGGATCCTTGGAGTTTTTAGCATAATGGCCAGCAGCATATTGAATAATTTCGTTTCCAGAAGGAAAACGCTTCTTCCAGTCTTCAGGAATAACATATTTATGATTTACTGGAGTTTGCTGAAGAGACAATCCGCCCAAAATTTGTCCGGCAGGGCCGGAAATTAGGGTTCCAGGTATGATTTCGCCAATAGCAGACTCGATGATATCCTCTTCATCGGGATTGACGCAGACCCATATATCTACCTCGGAACAGTCAGTGTTCTGTTCGTTTAACCTGAAAGCAAGAATTGTGAGGGCTCCTGTATTTTCAGAGTTCTGTAATGGACTTCCTCTCCCCCAGCGCGTAATTCTTTTTTCGTTTCGGGTCTTACCAAAATAACGGTTGTTGTAATAAATTGCGCGTGCTTGGGTATCAGGGCAATCATGGGATGATACATGCGCAGTAAGGAAGACTGAAGGGTTCAGTTCGCGAGTATGATTGATAGAAGGAAAAAGCTTTTCAACGATATTTGAGGGGATATAAAGTCCGACCTGATGGCCACCTGTTGCGCCTGTGTCGTTTGCAGAAAGGCGTTTGATGTAGATAAAGTAATTCCCGCTTGCGATATCAAGCAGCCAGTTATGAAAAACCGACATATACATCCCTTTGTTAACATACAGTCAGGGTTAACATTTTTCCATAGTTATAGATAAGCGGCTAGGAACTTAAGGGAAAAACAAAAAGCCCGCATAAGCGGGCTTTTGTGTCACTCGAGAGCCGCGGCTCCTTTGCGTATCTTTTTTGTCTCCTCACCGTCTGGTCGGTGTCCTGCTGAGACTGCTAATTTCCTGTTTTTGTTAGTACTGTCCTAGAACTGTCCAATCATGATTGGTGGGCTGGCGGAGTTGAAACCGCAGACACGTCGTATGTAAGAACGTGCTGCGGCTGGCTGGCCAGCTTCTGATAGTGCGAATATTGAATGATTTCTATCTGTTATAGATTTTACCGTATTTCGGCATGAATGAAACTGAATATCCTCCCACCGATTCTCCATGACTTTACGCCACTGTCTCTAGGGCTGCTATGTGCCAGGAGCAGACGTTACTAACATCTATCTGCATCAATCTGTGGGGAGCAGAACCGTGATATGTTAACTGCATCCAAACGGAGTCAACACCAGAAAAAATCCTCCTAGTAGGACGGTGCACTAGTATTCATCTTGTTCTAATCTCAATCCACAGCGGTAAAAATTGCGAAGAAAAAGGGATTTATATGCTTGAAAGAATTCATCAAATTACCAGCGTGGGTTTATTCCAGGATATCCGTCCTGCTGGTATGTCCTTTAAAAAAATGACCTTTGTCTATGCTGATAATGGGCGTGGTAAATCCACCCTTGCGTCAATTCTGCGTTCCTACACTGAATTAAATCCAGATATTGTACGGCACAGGAAAACGATTGGGGAAACGACCCCTCAAAATATTCATCTGCAGTTTTCGCAGGGAAATCGTGCGATTTACGATAACGATACATGGAATGGTAAGTATTCAGATGTGCACGTCTTCGACCTAGATTTTGTTGACCGTAATGTTTACTCAGGTGGTGAAATCAGCGCTAGCCATAGAAAGCGACTGCTGAGTTTTGCGCTGGGCAGTGATGCGGTAGCCGCGAGGGCTGCTTTTATTGATGCATCAGACAAGGCAGAGGAGGCCAAGAGAGTTACGAGACTGGCAAGTGAAAAGCTGACAGTAGCCCGGGGGAATGTAACTCTAGCAAAATACATAAAGCCTGTTCAGGAAGATAACATTCAGGAAAAAATTGCATTAGTCGAATCAGAACTGGATCTCTGCAAAAGAATAGAGACGATCCGCAACCGTACGGGTTATCTTTCGTTACCTCTTTACGCTCCTGATTTCAGTTCTTTTTTTTCCACTCTTGCAGCTAGCTATGACAGCCTCAGTGCGGGTGCAGAAGAGGTCGTCTGTGCGCATATTGACCATATCAATGTCGAAGGTTTTGAGCGATGGGCGAGCAACGGCCTTGATTATATAAAAGACGAATATTGTCCTTTCTGTACGCAAAGCCTGGAGGGTATTGAACTGATCCGGTACTACCGGGAGCGGTTTAATCTTGCATACAAAGCCTTACTTAATCAGGTCACAGGCCTAGATAAAGTTGTGGCGACTGCCATGCGCGTTTTCAATCTGGCCTTACTTGAAAGCAAGATTGAGCAGGCTGGTTTAGTGACTGAAAATTGGAAAGATTGTCTCCAGTTGCCCGTGAGTCTCCCTGATTTAGATAAAATTAAAGCTAGTTTGGAAGGTCTTCAATCATCGCTGAACCGCTTAACGGAAGCCAAGAAAAACGATCCGCTTGCAAAGACCCAAGGCGACTATGAAAAAGAAATCGCGGATGCAGTAACTGCAATCAATGATGAGCTTTCTATCTTTAATTCGGGCGTGGAAGCTGCCAATCTGGATATTCAGGCTTATAAAGAGGCGCTTGAAACCAAAAATGAAGAAACCCTGCGGGTTACATTATCCCAGTATGAAGCAACACGACTTCGTCTATCACCTGAGATAGTAGGTTTTATCTCTGATTATCAGACCGCTAAAACTGCTGAAGTGGTTGCCTCTGAACTGAAGGAAACACGGAGGGCTGAACTCAATGCGATCATGGACTCGACCCTTGGAAAGTATCAATCCTCCATCAATGATTTATTGATGAAGTTTGGTGCAAGCTTTCGCATCACAGAAATTAATTATAACTATGCTGGCGGCGGTGAGCCTAAGTCTGAATATGCAATTGAACTTAGAGGGGAAAAGATTTCGCTAACGGGAGAAGAATCCAGTTTCCGGAGCTCATTGAGTGAAGGGGACAAAAGGACGCTAGCCTTCGCATTCTTTATTTCAGTGTTGCTTCATGACGTTGATCTTGAGAGAAAAATTGTAGTGATTGATGATCCGATGTGTAGTCTGGACAATCATCGCAGGAACCACACAATCACCATCATTAAACAGATTTACCTTCGCAGCTTGCAGGTAATCATCTTGGCGCACGACCTGTTCTTTATCCGTACCATGCGAGATGAGTTCCTGAAAATACCTGCTACTCAAATGCAGGACATTTCAACCTTACGCATTGTCAACATTGCTGGTGATTTCAGTAGCTTGGATAAACTAGATATCGATCTGGAATGTGAATCTCCCTACTATAAAAATCATCGTCTGGTGAGCGGATTTGCCGATGGTGCTCATCATCAGCTTCACGATACGGCGGTGGCGATCAGACCGCTTCTTGAAGGGTATCTGCATCGTCGTTTCCCGGGGCAAATTTCACCGGGAAATCTGTTTGGAGAGGTAGTAGCGCAGATTGCACAAGCACAACCGAGCGATCCGTTATTCTTCGCTAAATCACTGGTACCTGAGTTGAATGAAATTAACAATTATGCTGGTCGCTATCATCATGACACGAACCCTCAGGCATCATCAGAACCCATCACGCCAGGTGAACTGATGTCTTACTCTCGACGGGCTTTGAATGTGATTTATCGCGGAAACATATGA